CGCTTCAAAATCGGGTTCATGTCATTCTCCTAATCACAAGCCAAAACCAAACTCTTGGGCGTTTTTGGCAACAAAGGAGGGCCACCGCGCAATCTGGGTTTGCACGTTGAAATCCCCCGCGTCGTTGTAATAGCGGCCGAGGCTATCCACGCCGACAAAGCCGTATTCGCGGCGCATGGCGTAGGCCGCATTGTTTATCAGATAGAACACGGTCCCTACGGGAAGCGATCCGAGCATCACCGAAAGCGTGGCGAGGGGTTCATGCCCCTGCGGCGCAAGAGTTAGGGCTGGCGCCCCAATGGACGGTTGCCATTGGGCGCGAAGGTTTCCGGTATCGACACGGGTTCCTTCCACCACGGCTTCCGCCAAGTCTTGGATAGAGGACCGCGCCACCTGTTGAAGGGCTTGCTGGCGTTCCTGCACCCATTGCTGAATGGTGCGCGAAAAGTCCGCCCCGGTGGACATTTAAGCCTCCGCTACAAACGTCGCCATGATGGCTGTATCGCCATCAGGGTTGAGCGCTTCTGGGGCGGTGATAATCCGATATTGGACCCCGGCCCAGCTAAAGCGGTCCCCTTCCTGAGGGGATTGGGAAACGCCAGAGAGCGCCATGGTGCAGGATAGGCGGGCTTTAGAGACGTTGGCGCTTGCGCCGAACATCTGCGCCGCTTTGCCTGCACTCAAGGGAAGCGCGAGCAAGGGAGCGGTGAAGGTGACTTCTGAGCCCGCCGGCATTTGCGTGACCGGATCAACCGCCACCCCAGGGCGGGTGAAGGTTGTGACCTTTCCCTTGGCGCGGACCATGCGATCCGCAAGGGCGATCTGGGAGGCGTAGGCGGTCACGTCGGATCGCCGGTATCGTGCATGCCGATGGAGAAGATCGGCTGTTCAGGAACCGTGGCCGCGCCAGAGTCGGCCATGGAATAGAGCTGGTTCTTGTCCCGCATGTAGGGTTCGAGAAGTTGCATCGCCGCCCGGAACATTTTCCCCACCGGAGCCCCGGGCATGTAGCTCACCGAGATCGGCCCCACGCTTTCCGCGCTGACCTGCCCTCCCCTGTCGAGATCGACATAGAGGCTTTCGGACAGGGCCTTACGAGCAAGCTCCATGGTGGCGTGCTTGACGCGGGTGGGAACCCCCGTGACCAGATAGCCGGACCAGTCGGCAAGGTCAGAGCGGGGAAACTCCCGCATCTGGCTCGCCTTGAGGCGCAGGCCTTTGAAGCGCGCGATTGTGTCGATGTAGGCCGTGGCTTCCCGAATCGCGGTTTCGCAGGCGGCGTCAGTAGCGGCAATCCAATCCGTCCAGCCGCGGCTCTCCGCGAACGTGTTGGAGTAAGACACAGACACATAAGCATCGGCCTCATCCAGGCCGGTCCCGTCTTCAACAATCAACGGCATGGCCTAATTCCTTGTTGTGCCTGCCCGTCTGTTTAGCCCGATGACGACGTGAGCAAGGCTGTATCCAGTGGAGAGGCCAATGGCCCACATGGCGAGCATGGGGATCAAGTCCGCGCTCACGCAGCGTCGTCCATTTGGGCTTGCGTCTGCGCTTCGGCCTGCGCCGCGGCCTTCACGGCTCGCATCAGGTCCACCACGTCATCCTCCATCGCGCGGATGCCGAGGGTTTTGATCGCTGCGTCAAGCAGGCCAGCGAGCACCTGGAATTGAGCGGGGGTGAGGTCGAGGGTCATTGCTTGCCTGCCGTGATTGCTGCGTTAATGGGTGCGAGGTCGTAGCCCGCCCACCAGTCGTTGCGCAGCATCTGCTCAAGGTGACGGACGTTGCGATCTAGCGTGTCGAGATCTTCCGCGTCCGTGGTTGGCACGAGGCTGTTGATCAGGGTCACGCTGTCGAGCATCGCTGAGTAGTGGCGGGCGGTTTCTTCGGGTGTGGGTGTGTCAAGCATTGTCAGTCTCCATTAGGGCCAGAGGGTTCCGGCGCTGTGGTCGAAGAGAATGGCGTAGTTCGTCACGCCGCCTGCGGTTGACGCGATGATGACGTCGCCGTCGTCGCCCAATCCCGTGCCATCGGACAGCCACACCACCATGTTGCCTTCAGCAGGCTTGGCAGGGTCGGAGGTGCGCTCACGCAGGCGGATACGGTCGTGGAAGTAGCGGTCGCCAATGTTGATTTGGTTGTTGGCGGTGGCACTGTCGCATTGGACGGCGGCACCGATGGCGATGTTGCTGCTACCCGTCGTGTTATTAGACAAGGCTGTTTGGCCAACGGCGGTATTGTTACTGCCAGTAGTGTTGCCCTCTAGGGCGCTCAGCCCAATTGCTGTATTTTGAGAACCAGTCGTGTTTACATAGTTCGAGCGGTGACCGACCGAAGTGTTCTGCGTGCCGGTTGTGTTTAGCTGCTGCGACTGCAAACCGACGGCGGTGTTGTAGTTGCCGGTCGTGTTAGCTTCTAGAGCACCTGAGCCAACAGCGACGTTTTGCGTGCCGCTGGTGTTGCTTGAAAGAGCGCCAAAACCAACCGCTGTCAGGTTAGAACCCGTATTATTCGCAACCGTTGCGCTGCCGCGAAGTGCTTCGAAGCCTACGGCGACGTTGTTGAAAGTGTTGTAGTAGCGGAGGGCGGCTTGCCCAACCGCGCTGTTGTTGGAGGCAGTCGTGTTGTTTTGGAGCGCGCTATGCCCCACCGCGCTGTTACCGCTGCCCGTGGTGTTGCTGACGAGGGCTCCTTGTCCAAAAGCGTTGTTGGCACTGCCTGTGGTGTTACCAAAAAGTGCCCCTTGTCCAAAACCGTTATTGTTGTCGCCTACGGTGTTGCTTGAAAGGGCGGTCACACCAACCGCGCTGTTGTTCGTGCCACTCGTATTACTCAGGAGCGCCTGATACCCAACCGCTATCAGGTTAAAACCCGTATTATTCGCAACCGTCGTCGATCCGCGTGCAGCTTCGTAGCCTACGGCGGTGTTGTTTGCGGTATTATAAAAGCGCAAGGCGCTGTCGCCATATGCACTATTGTTGGAAGCAGTAGTATTGCTTAATAGAGCGGCTCGCCCCATCGCGCTGTTTTGACTACCTGTGGTGTTGGTAAGAAGAGCAAGTTCACCCACCGCGCTGTTGCTAGCGCCCGTGGTGTTGTCGCGGAGCGCCTGATAACCCACCGCGCTGTTGTTCGTGCCACTCGTATTACTCAGCAGCGCCTGATAACCAACCGCCGTCAAAGCGCTGCCAGTATTATTCGCAACCGTTACCGATCCCCGCGCGGCTTCGTAACCGACGGCGACGTTGTTGGAGGTGTTGAAGTAGCGGAGGGCTTCGTTTCCGACTGCGCTGTTAAAGTTGCCCGTGGTGTTGGCGTTGAGCGCGTTCACCCCCACCGCGCTGTTGTTGCTGCCAGTGGTGTTGGAGCGGAGCGCGTTCACCCCCACCGCGCTGTTGCTGCTTCCAGTGGTGTTGGAAAGAAGTGCGGCATATCCTATTGCGTTGTTGTTGTTGCCCGTGGTGTTGACGTAGAGCGCGTACGCGCCCGTCGCGCTGTTGAAGCTGCCCGTGGTGTTACCGTAAAGCGCTTGAAACCCTACTGCGCTATTATCGCTACCGGTGGTGTTGTTTTGGAGCGCTTGCAGCCCCAACGCGCTGTTGTTGTTGCCACTCGTATTACTCAGCAGCGCCTGATACCCAACGCCTACGTTATTCGTCCCCGTCAAACTCGCGCTGTTCAGCGCCTGAAAGCCCAGCGCGGTGTTGCTTGACACCGAGGTCTGGCCGCCCAGGCCAATGGTGAGGGTATCGATGGTAGCGTGGCCTAGCGCCGTGATCCTTCCGCCTTTTGACACGCGGAACTGACTCACACCCCCCACCTGCAAGTCCAGCAACAGGGAGCCCGCTGCGGAGCCGGTGTCGGTGACGTTCATTTTGATGGCCGTGAACGTGGTGCCGCCTGCGTTCCACGTATCCGCCATGTCGTAGATGTTCATCGTGGTCATGTCAGCGTCCTATGACTTTGTGACCATCGCGGCCGATCACCACTAGACCGGCGCGGGAAAGGATTTCTTTCGGCGTGGTGATGCTAGGCAACGTGCTCGCCAAGGTTGGGCGGCCGGGGAATCCCGCGCGCTTCAGCATCACGCGACCGCGTGCAAGGTAATGTTGCCGTCTGCCGATCCGTCACGGATCACGGCAAAATGGGTCATGCCCTCCGGGACACGAACAACCTCCGGGCTATCGGCCGCGATGGGGAACGACGTGCCCGCTACGCTGGCCGCTGTGTCGAGGCTGCCCGCATTGTTTGTCCCGAAACGGACAAAACAACGGACGCTCGCCATGAGCCGAACTTCACGGGTGTCGCCGAGGGTCGGGAGGGCGTTCGCCGCCGTGCCGGTCGCCGTGACAGACACCCGAACGCCGGACTGATTGTATTGCCGCGTGGCGCGGGCATAGCGCAGATGCGATGACATGGGTTATGCCTTCTTTCGCGATTGGCGGGCCTTGGGTGCGGCTTGTTCGGCCGGGGCGTCCTCCACCCCTCCCTCGCCCTCTTGCGCATCAGCGAGGCTCTGAGCCGCTTCCAGCGCGGCCCGTTTGGTCAAAGCCCGCGCCACAGACGCGCCGTTGTCCAAAAAAGCCGGAAGCGTCGGGCTTATCTTGCGCTGCTCATAAAGCTGGCGCAAACGCCGATCCGATAGAACCCCGTCTGGGATCGGATCTCCGGGGACAAACTCCACCCCGTCAATCCTCATGGTGCGCGCCGCCACGAAGGCGAAAGCGGGGGAGAATGGCGCTGGACGCATGAAACCTCACAAGGAAAGACGGGCCGCGAGGATCGGAGGAAATTGGGCGCAAAACCCCCGCGGCCCGTCACACGGTGGTGGCTTACGCCACCGCCGAACCGAGATAGACCCCAAGATCAGCGGAAATGACCTTGTAATCGAAATAGTCTTCGATCTCGAACACGTCCGAGCGGATGCCCTCCTCCCGACGTTGCAAGACGCGGGTTCCGGTCGAGCCGGTCCCGTTCATGCCCCGCCAAGAGAACATAGCCCCGGCCGACACCGACCGCAGGCCAGGCGAGCCCGCATAGCAAAGCATCGCCGCCTTGCCGAAAATGAAGGCGTTGGAATCCGAAGCCCCTTCCGCTGCGGTGTTTTCGATGGCGTCGCCCACCAGAACGCGGTTCACCTTGAACAGTTGCGCCATGATGTTGAGGTCCGCCATCGCAGGACCGCCGGCAATCTGGCCGTATTTCACCCGATCAATGATGTCGGGGTGGTTGAGGAGCGCATCGAACACGGGGCGGCCCACAATCATCGTGTTCGGTCGGAAGCCCGTCCGCTGGTGGATGACCGTCGAATAGCGCTGCACATCCTCGATCGGGGTCGAGGTTTCGTCGTTCCACTGCTTGAACTGATTGGACGACGGCGAGCCCGAGACGCCGGTTTGATCGCCCGTCCACACCGAGGTGGTGAAGAAGGTCGTGGCGAAGGCCTTTTCCCGGTTGAGAAGCGCCTGATGGGTCAAGAACTCCGTCGCCTCGAAGTCGGGGTTGATCGCCGCATCGGCGTTGGCGCGGGTTTCGTCCGGGACTTCCGTGCCGAGCGCAAAGGCGTCGCAGCGATAGGTGTCGGTCTCGAGCGAGAGGTTCGCCCGTTCAACCGGAGCCCCAGGAGCCCGACGCTTGACCTCCCGGCGGTGGAAAGCCCCCGGCGGGATCTTATAGAACACGTCCGACTGCTTCTGCACGGGGAGCATGCTGAAAGCGTTGGCGGCGATGAACTTCGCCTTGTCTTGGATGATCGCCACCGAATAGTTGGTCAGCGGCGTGTTGACATGCACGTCAGAGGGGAGGAACGGCATCGCCTATCCCTTTCATAGCTTAGATGTGAAGGAGGAAGGGCTTACGGCTGGACGCCGATGCGGCCCCCAACGAGGACTTCGATAACGTCGCCGCTCGAAGCGGCGGCAGCCCCGAGATACTGGCCGACGATGTTGGAGCCGGTGACGTCGGTGGACGCCACACCGCCCGCCGTGGCCGTCACGGCGAGGCCAGAGGCATCGGTCGTCACCAGGGCGCCCGCGGAGATAGAGGCCCCGGCTTTCACCTTGACCTTGCCGCCGGTGATAATGAGGGCTTCTTCCCCCGTGTTCGGCTTGTTGTAGAGCACGCCAAGAGTGGGCATGCCCGCGGCGCTGGCCAAAACCGCTTGGCCGGCGGTTCCGGACGAGCCGAGCGCGACGAATTTGTATTGGTGAGTGCGCAGGTCCGCGCCGGCCACGAGGGTCAGGCGGTGCGCGTCAGAGTAAGCAGCCATGAGGCAAACTCCTGCACCCTGAGGCGCGCAAACGCCTCAGGTCATTGGTTGGATGGGTTGAAGGGTTGGGAGATCAGCCCCGGCGGGAGCGCTGATACTCAGCATAAGCCTGGGGGTTTTCCTTGAAGGCTTTGGCGATCGCCTGTTCCTTCGTGAGGTCTTGGCCGGAGGCCCGAGCCGCTTTGAGGATGTCTTCCGCGGCTTGGGCGATTTGGGCGTCGATGCTGGCATCATGGCCCGCTTCGCCCAGGGTCTTGAGCATCGGCGAGGCTTCAATCGCAGCTTGGGCCTGCTTGAGGATGTCTTCCAGCACCGCGGCGTCCGCTTGACCGGAGAGGCCCTTCGCCACC